TGTGTTTGGTTCAAAGAGGCACCTAGATATTACTCGGGGCACAAACAACACTTCCAACTCAGATTTTATTATAACTTCTTGTGCAGCAGATGTTGCAGGATGCATCGCACGAAACGATAAACTTCAATATCCTTGGTTCTCACCAGCAGGGTTCAGGAGGGGTCAAATTCTTGATGTTGTAAGTCTTGTTCACAGTCCTACTGATAGTCAGCAGGATACCCTTTACGGGCATAAGGTCAATCCGGTTGTAACCTTCCCAGGAGAAGGAACTGTTCTGTTTGGAGACAAAACGGGCGCAGATGCTACTAGTACTCTCAGTAGAATTAATGTTTCTCGGTTATTCATCCACTTAAAGAAAGTTATTGGTTCAGCGGCAAGAGGCAAGTTGTTTGAAATGAATGATGCAGCAACTAGAGCATCGTTCGTAAATGCAGTTACACCAATTCTTAGAAACATACAGGCTGCAAGAGGAATATATGATTTCCGAGTTGTGTGTGATGAATCCAATAACTCATCAGCACTTATTGATGCAAATCAATTTAATGCGGATATTTTCATCAAACCTTCAAAGTCTATTAACTTCATCCGTATCACATTCACAAATAAAAACACAGATGATGACATGGGCTGAACCAGTTATACATCTCTATTAATTTACTAAAGGAGTAAAAAAACATGGCAAATAAATGGAATCAAGACATTCAAACCTTCAAACAAGGATTTGATGGTGGAACTCGTCCAAATAGATTTGTTGTTACTGGTGAAATAGGCGGTGAAAACAGAAAAGATGTGCCCTCTTTATTAGTAAAAGCAGCGTCTATTCCCGCTCAAACACTGGGTATCATACAAGTTCCATTTCGGGGTAGAGTTGCAAAACTTCCTGGAGATCGTGCATATCCAGAATGGACATTTACAATTCTAGACACAAACAACAATGGTGATGCGGAGGGTGCGGCTTCTGGTGAGAATTGGCGAAGAATGTTTGAAAAATGGCACGAAGGATTCAATCAACATTTTGAAAATACGGCAAAAGAACCAAATGTTCTTGATGGTACAGATGAAACTTGGTATACCAATTGGACAGTCACTCAGTTGGATACTCAGGGGTTTGAAATAAAAGACCGGTCTATCCGATTAGTAAACTGTTGGCCAACAGAGGTTGGTGCAATTGATTTGAGTTATGATACTGCTGACACACTCACAGAATATTCAGTCACCCTAGCCTATGACTACCTAACATTGGCTGATGGTACTGGCCAGGCTGACGGATTTGGTGTTGGTGGCAATGGTGATGACGCATAAGTTAACCTCAACTTTCATATAATTCAGCCCTCGATTTGAATTCTTATACATATAGTAATAAGCATTCAATGAGAGGGTTTTATTATGCCTGTAGATATTTTTGGACTTACCATTGGTAAAAAACAACCCGTTGAACCAAAAGATTCAAAAAAACAAGAATCATTCGTAGTTCCTGACAATTATGATGGCACGTACACACTAGAAACAGGTGGTGTTTTTGGGACACTGATTGATTTCAACGGTGCTGTTAAAAATGAAAACCAATTAATTGCTCAATTTAGAAATGCAGCAATGTTCCCAGAAGTCGATCAGGCTATTGAAGATATTGTTAATGAATCTGTTATAATGAACGATGACAGAAAACCAATAAAACTTGATCTGTCTAAATTAGAAGTCTCACCTACCATCAAAAACAAGATATACAAAGAGTACGATGGTATTTTGAGATTATTGGAATTCCACAATAAAGGATATGATATTTTTAGGCGATGGTATATTGATAGTAAAATATACTATCATATCATTATCGACAGCGATGCACCAGAGAAAGGTATCAAGGAACTCCGTGCAATCGATCCCGTCAAAATTAAAAAAATCAAGAAGGTCAACAAAGAACAAAGACGAGTTGGGAACAGCACAGTTCCGTTTGTAAAAAGCATAGATGAATTTTATGTTTACACTAATACAGATAAAAACGCAACTATTCCCACACCAACACAGGGCATCAAAATTGCGAGAGATTCTATCTGTTATGTACATTCTGGAGTAGTCGATTCTAGAGCAAATAGAGTGGTTGGTTATTTACAAAAAGTAATTCGTCCTTTAAATATGCTTCGTCAAATTGAAGATGCAGTGGTAATTTATCGCATATCCCGTGCGCCGGAGCGACGAATTTTCTACGTTGACGTTGGTAATCTTCCAAAGAATAAAGCGGAACAATATCTTCGTGACATAATGAACCGCTATAGAAATAAACTCACCTATGATTCCTCAACGGGTGAAGTGAAGGATGATAGAAACCATTTACATATGCTCGAAGATTTCTGGATGCCCCGCAGGGAAGGTGGTAGAGGAACAGAAATTACTACACTTGATGGTGGTCAAAATCTTGGTGAGATGGAAGATGTTAATTATCTTCTTAAGAAATTATATCGCTCACTTAATGTCCCAATTTCCCGAATGGAACCAGAAAGTGGTTTTAATATGGGCAGATCCGCTGAAATTACCAGAGATGAAGTGAAGTTTTTTAAATTCATCGAAAAGATACGGATGAGGTTCTGCGAGATATTCTTGCAATTATTAAAGACACAACTTGTACTTAAAGGTGTAATGTCAGAAAAAGATTGGGGATTAGTTGAACCAGAAATTAGATTCAAATTTAATCACGATTCGTACTTCACTGAATTAAAAGAAACAGAGATAATTAAAGAACGTCTAGATATACTCACACAACTGGATGAATATGTCGGTAGGTATTATTCCGTGGAATGGATTAGAAAAAACATCCTTCGTCAATCTGAAGAAGATATAACTATAATGGATGTTCAAATAAATAAAGAAGCAGCAACAGAGACACCAACTGAAGAACAACAAGAAGGGGAATATGAATGAACCAAAACATCAATAGCATGATAGATTCTGTCTTGAATGGGAGTAGGGATGATTTTTCTGCCGCATTCGTTTCAGAGATACAAGATAGAATAAATTCAAACATCGTAGACAAAAATGTCGACATTGCAAAAGACATCATAAAAGATGATGAAAAAATTGAAGAAGCAAGAGTCTTATCTAAGAACTATACATTCAAAAGTACTTCCGATGTGAAGAAGTTCATAGAAGCAGCAAAACACACGGGGGTTGGTGGGCGAAATATTACCATAAAAGGAAACTCTGTGAATATTTCTAATATAGATTCTGATATGGAGCAAGTCTTGGGGTTTTTAGCAAAAGACATGAAAGCAAAAATAAAATAGAAGGAACTAACACATGAATATAATTTCATCACTACAGGAAGTTATTATAACCGAAGAAACTGTGTCATTTGAAGCCAAAGATGGTTCAATTATACATATTGAACCAGAGATTGCATATGATCTGGTTGCAATTCATGATAGCATGAATCAAGAAAATCAAGTAAAGATGAGACAACTTCTGGAAGAGTCTGAGGAAGATTTTTCTAAGGTTCTTTCATTCTGTTCCAAACAACTTGACAATAAAGGAGATGAAAATGTCAACTGATAGTATCATACAACATGTATTAGAGGGGGATGTTGCTTCAGCAAAGGCCGAAACGGAAATTCTACTTTATGATAAGTTAAATGATATCTTACAACTTGCTACTGAAGAAGTTGCTACTGGAGTATATGAAGATGCGGTTGGTGTTGCTAGTCTTGTTGAAAAGAAGAAGAAGCAAAAATTAGATCCCGTTGGTTCTGAAGATGAAGACATCGATAATGATGGCGATTCGGATGAATCAGACAGTTATTTGAAAAATCGTCGTGGTGTTGTAGGATTTTCAATCCGGCGTAGAAAGGATGACGATAACGAATGAAACTAATAACAGAAATGACAGAAAACGTTCATTACCTCATAGAAGAAGATTCCGAAGGTAAGAAAAACCATTTTATTCATGGCGTTTTGATGCAAGCAGAGCAGATAAATCGTAATGGTCGTGTGTATCCCCTTGGCATTTTAGAGAACGAGGTAGGACGTTATAGTAAAAA